AATAGCATCCAAATAAAAAGTCGTATGACCGACGTAAACTGCATCAGTTCCACGACAATCTCCTTTAGTTTCAACTACTTTCCCGTAACCTGTTCCTAACAATTTTTCATTGGTTGTTTTCTTAACATAACGTGGTTTTCTAAATTTGCCTTTATAAGTACCATTCGTTCCACCATAATACTTTTTTGGAGCTATATAACCAGTACTTGTTGCAGATCTTACAGTTGTACGTTCAGGAGCAAAAGAATTATACATACTCTTACCTGTTTTCCAAGCACCCCTAGCAGCACCATATATATTCCCCACAACAGGTACATTATTAACCAGTTTGCCAAATGAACGAGCAATGGAATTTTTACGAGTTCTTTTAGAAACCCGATTATTATTGCGAACAATTAATGACATTTTTATTTTTTATTAGTAAAACTATCGCCTACGATATCTTGGAACCATTAAACCACGTTGACTAATTCTACGTCTCAGCCCGCTTCGGTAATACCCGGCAATGATTTCACGCAATTCGAGTGGAAGACCACGTGTTTGATTAAGCATCCTATCACACTTAGCACAACGACCACTGCCGCGTTTATAGCCACGATAAATATTATGGGTTCGTCCATTTTTTTGTTTAAACATCCTTTATTAATTTTTAGTCAAACTCGGTTACGGTTAATCTTCGTAATAATGCGTCCAAAGTTTCTTGATCAAGTCCTGGATACCACATTTCGGGTGAAATATTACTCGTAATCCAAATTTTCTTTGCTACCAAAGGCCGGGAACTTCCTTTAATTTCCACTCTGACCGGATATCGGTCCAACCATCGTAACAAATGGGATACATCAATACCTCCACGAAATTCATCGATAACAACATGTTCTTCCACTTGGTAACCATCCCAAAATTTTGTCCGGGGATCTTTGCAGTAAGCGTCCAATCCCGCTTCATCCCAAGCCCTTCTAGATTTACCAGATCCAGTTTTACCCCAGAATACAAAGCACTCTCTTTCCATTCCAACTGCTCGTGAATGATCACTACTAATTGCTCGAAGGGTCCGGTAATTGACAACTCGTACGTTCGCTGGGATTTTGGAAAGATCTCCGGACTTGGCGGCGGACCATACGGACTCCCATTCAATTCGGGCATTTCGGCAAAAAGGCTTGGCTCCGAGCTCAAACTGAGTTCCTGGCACGGCTGTTTCCTCTTTCTGGACATACTCGGTGGCTGCACTACTTCGGGACAATTCGGCGTGACATGAGCTACCAAACACTTCTTTGACACCTCTAAGACTTTGCTTGGTTTTGAAGGCGACCATGATTTGCCAATGTTTGAATCCGTTTGTAGCTCCTTCTTCAAGTTGGCCAATAATGTATTGCACGTTCGGGGGGGAGTACGGTAAGAAGTCATGTTGAGGGATAGTTAAGAGCCAGAAGATTCCTTGACGACGGACAGTCATAAATTCGGTGAGGAAATCGTCGCTATTTATAGTAAATTTCCAAAAACCACGTGTAAGTCTAGAATCTTCTATATTGCGCAATTTCGGGGTCCAAATACACACGTGGTGACCACGTGTGCTTTTTTTGTGCTTTTAAAAAAGCATTCATGTGAAATATTGCGCAATCATTCTCAAGTCTTATTAAAGTCTTATTTTAGTCTTATTTTAAGGATTAAGTTTATTGAGAATGAGAATTGAGAACCGCTCTAGTAAGTAATACTATAGAGCGATTCTCAATAATTAATAGTTAAGAAACCAGGGTTCGCAGCTGTTGCACGACCAGTTTTAAGAGTGCCATATACACCATATTCACATTCAAATTGCAAAATAATTTTGTTTGCACTACCACTGTCTAACATTTCTTCGAACCCAAACAAACAGCAATCACCTACTTTTTGAGCACGTGTTCCTGTTCCAGTATACCAAGCTAAATGTCTAACAAAATTTTCAAAATACATATTAATGTTATTGCTAAGTCGACTTGTTTTAACAAATCCAGGATCCAATTTTACTGAACTAACACCCTTACAGTTATTAAAATAACTTTTCAAAGGAATTTGTTTCAACTTTGGATCAAAACCAGCACTATCGTCACTAAATATATGTACCCCACCCTTGTTATAAACCCACTTTTCAAACAATGAGTTCATATCAGGTGCAGCAGCAGCAGGACCAACATGATTTACAAAAGGTGTAGACTTTTTAAATAAAAACGATTTTCCGCTTAATGGTTGATTATCAACACGTTCTGTTTCAAATACTTCACTTGTAGCAGAGGCAGCCTTAGTTCGATTTTGTAATACCATCTTTGACGTCATTTTTAAACTAACAACTTCATTAATTAATTCCAAAGAAGCCAACAAAGTAGTTCTAGTAGTTCCAAATAAAAATATTTTTTTAACGATTTTGGTTTCGTTTCCTTCCGCAAATCCGATAATATACCCCTTCAACGCTGAATTAACCGCGACATTAACCAAAGTATCTGTAGCACCCAAATCGTAATCATATGTTGTCGTATTACCATTACCATCTTCTAATAAAATAGTAGTAGTAAATCCTACACTTGAACCATCTGAAGTTACACTGGCCAAACTAAGTTTAGTTCCAGCCTCAGAAATTTCATATCCTGCCTTTTTAAATAACTTTCTCAAAATAGCAACAGACACTACTTCTGCAATAGCATCCAAATAAAAAGTCGTATGACCGACGTAAACTGCATCAGTTCCACGACAATCTCCTTTAGTTTCAACTACTTTCCCGTAACCTGTTCCTAACAATTTTTCATTGGTTGTTTTCTTAACA